CACTGTTTTAATTAACAGTAGTGGACAAGGCTCGTCCACACCTTACTAGACACCAATAATATGTTACAGGCTCTTCTTGATTTCGCTTACGCATATTACAATTATAAAGTATTCGTGTATCCTAGTACCTTAAAGTATAAAAATATATTTATTTTATATGATGGAAAGAAAGGAATTAGAACTTATAGAGAAGATAAAAATGTTGAAGAAGAATTAAGAAAAGAATTTAAAGATTGTAAAATATCGAAAAATGGTAAAGATAGTTATATAATAAATAGTTATAGAGAACTAATTGGTGGTATGGAGCAAGAAAGAAATAGAGAACATAGACAACATGGTCCAATGAGAAGAGAATATAATAATGAAAATAGAAGAGATTATAAGAATAAATTGGAAGAAATATTTGAAGTAAGAGGAAGAAACTATAATGAAATGAATGAAGCAGTATATAAGAATAAATTATTAAATGAAAAAGAAATATATGATAATATAAAAGATGATTATTTAAATGAATTTGAATTAAATCAAATAAATATGGTTAGATGGAATGGAAATGAAATTGAAAGAGAGAATGAATGGAGACATAATTCAGTGTATATTTTTGGAAATGATCAAATTGGATGGTTTAAAATTAAAAATTCTAGAGTATGTAAAGTAAATGAGTGGAGAAAAATGAATATAATTGGTAATAGTTTAATTAAAATAATTAAGAATTATGGATTTGGTGTAACAAAAATAAATCCTTTAAATGAGCAATTAAAATATGTCTTAGAAAATGGAGTTAAAAGTAGAAATATATCATATGGAATTAAAATTAAAAATGGGTTAAAGATGAATAGACTCAAATGTGACATATTATTCAAAGAGAATAATTTATATGGTCCTTTAACTTTACAAACTGAGGAGAGATCAGCAAATAAACACCAATTAGTTGGAAATTTAAGAGCAGTAGAAGAACAATATGTAAAAGTTGAAATGATGAGATCGCATGAAGACTATATATTTATAGGAATGGGAGAAAATTTATATAGGTTTGATGATTATCCTGGATTATATTATAATAATGCTATTAATCCAAATGATACAGTAAGGATAAGTAAATATAGAACTTTGACTTCAAAACCAACTCAAAATATGATAGATAGATGGTTTGATTTACATGAAATGGAAGGTTTATTACAAGAGCACCCTTTGACTAATTTTGTAATTCATTCAACAGATGCATTATATGGCAACGAAGCATTAGCTATAGATTTATTAGAATTATCAACTAATAGACATAATATTATTCAATATCATACATTCAATATATATGAAAATGTAGTAGAATCAGTACGTTATGATTATGCAGATATAAAATTAAATAATACCCATGTTGTCTACCATCCTAATGGAAATGAAGATCCTTATATTCATGAAAATATATCATTTTTAGGACATAATATAACACCAACATTTATAGAGCAATTATTTAGTTATAGAAAAATAGAATTTGATACTAATCTTTATTTTGGTATAATTATAAATGTATTAAATTGTTCAAAAGTGAATAAATATCAAGCTTATATAACTGTGAGAATAGAAAAAGATATAAATCAGCCAAGAAAATTAATTTTTAAAACAAGATATAGTGAATATGTAATAAATCCAGTATATAAAATTAGTCGAGAAATTGATGTACGTGAAGCACAAGGTTCTTTTAATATAATTAATATAGAAACAAGTACAGTTAATAATTATATTTATGATGACTTAGAAAAATGGTTTGATGGAAATGGTCCTACAAAAATAGAACAAATTTATAGAATTAAAGGAAAACAAGGTGATTATAACAAAGGTATGTATTTCTTTAATGATGAAATATATTTATTAAAAGATTTGGAAGAAATAGATCAACAAGAAGTTAGTTCTAAAGATTTAAATAATAATATTAGACGTTATATGAAATATAGAATTGATATGTCAATTAATAAATTACAATTTAATGATATAGTAATGATGTATAGAGGTTTAGAAATTAAAGAATCAACGATAAAGAATGTTATGAACTCTGTAATAAGTAAAGCACGAGAAGAATGGAAAGTAGAGATAGACTCAGAATATGCACTATATTTATCAATTATGGGTGCTCGATATATGGCAAAAATGAATCAATCGATAAAGAAAGAAGTTTCAGTAAATAAAGAAATATATCAAATGGATAAATATGAACCAATAAACAATACATTGGAAGCAATCAGAGATATTTGTGAAGGTAATTGTGTACAAAATAATAAAACAATAAAATTAGTTAAAGGAATTGTTAATAGTACTAAAATGAATGCAATTAAAGAATATTTCAAAACACCAATATATGTACAAGAATATATTATAGGATATTTTAAATTATTTATGTTCAATATTTATGTAATAATATTAACATGTTTAGATTATTTTATAGATATAGGACCTGAAAGAAGAACTTATATAGTGAAAAAGAAGACAGTAGAAAATTATATTAAATCTGATGCTCAATATGAAAGTTTAGGAAAAGGTATTGATTTAATGCAAAAATTAGTAAATGATGATGATCTAACTAAGAAATCAGTTTTAGGTTTTGCTGAACAACAAGTTATAAGTTTAGTTAATATATTAGGTTTGAGAAAATTGAGAGTTAAAACAATATTATTAGCACCAATCTTCTTAATAGGTATACTAACTGCAGCTTTTATTATATATTTCAATTATTATTTTATTAATTCATTTTTCGATGAGGAATATAAAATATTTAGTAAAATAAGTATAATTAAATTCATTTTTACAGTAATTATGTCTGCTTATTATATCTTTGTCACTAAATTTTATCATGGACCACAAAAACCAACTTTGTATATGATAGCATCCATTGGAATGTTAATTATTAATAGACGATTAGTTTCATTTATATCTATAATGATGTCATTATTATATTATAAAGTTAATCCAGTTTTGATTGGTGTATATATTGGTGTTAACATGTTAGTTAAGAAAGTTAATTCACAATACACTGGAATAGAATACGCTTCAAGTATAATATATAATCCAGGATCATGCACAATGAATGATGTTTTTCAAATGTTTGCCTCATTAATGTTAATGTATAAAAATAAAAACAAATATGTTGAAGATAATAAATTGACTCCTAGAATAGCAAAGAAATTTGATATATTAGATATACGTAGACCATATATGATTCATAAATATTCAGCTCCAAATAAAGAACCACTTACACAAAAAGGATTTGTAATAAATGGATTTTATATCAGTAGTAATGTTCCACATAAATTACATAAATGTTTTTGGTGTGAAACAGAAGCAGTTTATAGACAAGTTCAATCAAAAATAGATTATGATGATGATGCTTTAGAGGACTTTAGAAAATTTATACAACCAAAAATCTATGAATTAGTTCAAAAATATAATTTCGGTGAAGAATTCAATTTAGATAAATATTTCCAAAAATTAGGTAGTAAAAGAAAAGAATTTGAAGAAGGACTAAATATATATATGCAAGAAGGTAAATATAAGAAAAGATATAAAATGCATCCAAAAACTGATGAGAAAATATATATGAATTACAAGAAATTTAAAATGAAGGCTAGAAATATTGCTGCTCAAAATCAAACTGCAAAAATATTGATGGGTATGGTATGTGAAATAGGAATGAGTATGTTGCACAATGAGGACTGGTGTGGTGCAGGAAAGAATGATGGACAACGTTGTGAAATTTTTAGAAACTATTATGAAAGATGTGGCGGTGAAGTTGGTGTTATATGTGCAGATGGTAGCGCTTTTGATAGTACTCAACATAGTGGAATTCAAAATATAGTAGATAAATATTTCTTTGATTTAATAATTCAAAATCATCCAGAATTAGAACAATATGGAAACTTAAAAGATTTTAGAGATGTATGCTTTCAACAAAAATTTGTTATTTACAGTGATTATTATACTTATAAGTGTGAAGGTACGCAAATGAGCGGTAGGATGAATACATGTCTAGGTAATACTTTAAGATCATGGTCTTATATAGAATATATAAAATATAAAATGAAGAAAGAAATGCCTTGGATCAATTTAGAAAGAATAAATGAAATGGTACTAGGAGATGATCAAATTATATTCTTACCAAAATATTTAATGGATAAATATGAAGAAATTGCTTATAAATATGTTTATGCTAAAGAAGATATACCAGTGAAACATGGTTTAGGACAAATTGCAAAAATATTTGATAAATATCCAAATATAACTGGAGCAGAATTTTTATCTAAAAATGTATTATTTGATCCAATTACAAAAGAATTTTATTTAGTTAGAAAATTAGAGAGATTTTTCCAATTAACACCTTTTACTTTTAGAAATAAACTATTAAATGTCAACTTATTTAGACTTGGACAAGCTGAATTATTACAACAAGAAGCTACAAATATATTATCAGGTAAACCATTATTAATTTTTAAGAAATACGCCTATAAAATGATAGAAATAGCACAAGATGAAATACGATATATAAATTCACATTTTCAATTTAAACGAGAACAATATGATAAAATTAAGAAAATGTTAAAAGATGATGAAGAATTGCGTAAGTATAAAGGTCATTATGTTGGTTACACTAAAGAAGTTGAAAATTTCGAAGAAATATATTTAGAATTCTTAGAAAAACATTATAATATAACTCAAGATGATATAAATGAATATTTTAGTTTATTAGATAGTATAAATTCAAGTAATTATTTATCAAAAGAATTTAGATTACATATGATAGATAAATTGATGAACGTTACTTCGAATAAAGAATATGAAAATGTTAAGAAAGAGATCGATAAAACAAGTGTTGAAGTAGATATTACTCTTAAAAGAAATTTAATGGTTATTAATGAATATAGTAAATACTAAATAATCTTTATGGGTGGAGGATGGGAGTAGGAAGGTGTAGATGAGGGCATGACCCACTGCTTGGTAAAAGCTAATAATAATTTATGAATTCTAAAGCAAAAATCAAAAATATTAATAGGCGTATAACAAAAATCGCTAAGAAAGTAAAGAAAATAAAGAAAAGAAGATTATTAAGTAAGAGACAACCACGATATATAATTAGAAGAAGGAGAAGAGGAAGAAGAAATTTAGCTGCTGCCTATACAAAGGGTTTTAGAAGAGAATTTAATATATTAAGACAAACAGGTACTTCGATGAGAGTCAAAGGAAGAGATTTAATTTATAAAATACCAAATAATTTAGAAACAAATAATAAAACAGATGTTATAACTGTTATACCATGCAACCCAGCATATTGGACAGGAACAAGAATGGCAGCAATTAGTGCAGGTTATCAAAATTATAGACCAATAACTTTTAAAATAAGTTATGTACCACAATGTGCAGTAACACAGCAAGGAAATGTGATAGGAGGAACAATTTGGAATATGTCACCAAATGATTCAAATTTACAACAAACATTAAGAACATCAAATGGAGGAATGTTAACTCAATGTTATAAACCATTCACTACAAATATCGAATTAGGAACCAATTTACAATTTAACCTATTTAGAATGGGAGGTAAGTTTGATCAAGAATCGAATCCATTTATATATATAGCAATGTCGATAGGAACAAAAGATGCAAATAGTAATAATATAATACCTGGTTATTTCTATGTACATTATGAATATGAATTGAAAAATCCGATCGGAGATACAATAAAATATTTTAATTCAGGACTAATACAAAATGTTGAAAAACCAAAAATATATGTTAATCAAACTTTAATAAATTGTAATGATAATCATTGTAATATAGGAGCAACAATTCAAGATGATCAAGGATATACATGGTTTGATAAAATAATTGAAATTGATGATACTTCATATGTATGGTATTTTTGTAATCAAATTAAGCCAAATGGATCAGATGATGAAGAACAAGATGAGCTGATTATACCATCTAAAATATTGAAAGAAGTTAAAGATGAAGAAATATCAATTAGTACAAGTGGTATTTACTTTCTTAACGATTTAGGAGACGGGCTTTATTCACTTATCAAGGTAACAGAATCCATGAGTACTACAACGACAATAGCTAAGAATAATATTTCAGATCAAGGAAATTTATATGAGATATCGGAAGACAATTTTAATTTATTTATTCAAGAGCATGATTTGGAATTAGTGAGTGCAACATATTTAGACAATAACTTTAGGCATAGATGTTATATATACACGAATACTTCGAGCATATTAGCAATAGAAGATTAAAAGTGTGTGGGAGTTGTGCACTATAAATACGGCAGCTTTTTTAAAACAGTCGGTAGGGTCAGACTGCATAAAACAGATCCTGTGTCTATTGACACGAATTTATGAAGCAACAGAAACATGGCGAAAACTGTTGTGGATTTATAAGGCCAAAAATAAATTTATGAAGTATTGGTGACAAGGGTGGATACCAATACGGATTTATAAGACCCATAAAATAAAATGGAGAGGGACTACCTAAGACCCGGGGTAGTAAGCATTGTGC